ACATTTTGATTAGTGCGTGATTTATTTACAGCCTTAATATCAATATACAACCCTTTTCTGTAAGCTTCGGCAGTTCTTTTAATCTCAGCAGCTTTTGCTGATTTGTTTTTAGAACCAGACAGGTACTTTTTAGGTAGTCCTGTCTTTTTGTCCTTTGGAACTCGCCTTAGTTTCTTAGTCACTTTTTAGTTTTTTTCTTTGTTTTTGGCTTAACCTCACAGTTTTCAGCTTTAGGCTTGGAGTCCTCAGCCCCTTGAACTTTAAAAATATATCCCATTACTTTTTGCCTCCCTTCTTAACCTTTTTCTTTTTACCCTTTGGTTTCATTGATCCGTAGTGTGAAGGCATAACAATAAAAGTAGCTGTAACTATATTACTTCCTTTTACGTTTTTTAGCAGTTGTTAATGCAATAGCTTGAGCCTGCTTAAGTGTTTTACCTTCTCTCATTAGCTTACGAATGTTAGCTGAGATAATTTTCTGTGATTTACCTTTTCTTAATGGCATAGCTATCCAAAGTATTTGTTAAGTATGTCAAAGTCCTCATCATCAATGGCGTCTACATACAGACCTTCAACGATTTGTTCAAACTTTTTTCGATTATCGCCCCTAGTTTTTTGTAGTGCATCGTAAATACGTTTTACTACTGATCTGTTTTTAGGAAACTTTCTTGATAGTTCTAGCGCTTCAAATGGTGTCATAAGTTTTTCATAGCCTCTTCAAAGGTTTCATCTACCCATTTATACAAACGTGGTGCATTCTTTTGCAACCCTTCTGGATTAAAAATATACTGTGTGAAAGATTCTGCAAATTGTTCTGCTACGTTCTTGCGACTATATTCAGTTGGATAAGTCATGCCCTTTAAACTTAAAAACCGCTTACCTAGTTTAGGCATACCAGCTTGAAAGTGTACTTGGTGTCCCATTTCATGAACGAAAGTAGAAAACCAATCTATACTTGCGTCCATTGGGTGTGAGTTAGACCATACTTCCTCAATACCTTCCTTAAGTCCTTGTCTGTATCTTTCGTACCTTGTACCTTTAAATTTGCTGAACTTAAAGTTAGTTTCTAAAGTATTCGCTGCACTTTTTTTGATTCTCTTAGCAGATGCTTTACTAATTTTTTTTGCACCTTCTCTTAATCTGGTATGAACCATTCCAGAACTAATAATGGTGTAGCCATTTGTGTTTCCAGTTGCATTGCCAAATAAGTTATTTACTACTTTTTTCTGAAAACTAACATCTAGCATTCCATCTTGTTCTAACAATCTTATATTCCTTGCAAATAAATCTTTGCGTGACCCTCTCCTTAAAGTGCCAACACCATTCCACCTTTCTTTCCAATCTTTGACCTCTGAAATTAAATCTTTTTCTGGAATCTTATCAATAGCCTCGAATCTTCTAATAACTGTTTCATTAGACTTTTTGAAAGCTTCTAAATTTTTACCTGTCAAAAATCTTTGTCTTAACTTAGTAATATCTGCAGTTTTTTCATATTTCATATTGAATTGATTTACAATATTGCCTTTTTTCATAAATGCTCGCATCTTCTTAATATGTTTTTCAGTCAAGCCGCCTAGAGTTTCCATTCCGTCTAAGCTTTCCTCTGTAAACTCCTGAATATCTCCAAATCTATTCTTAGTAAGCCATGTATCAACACCTTCAGTAGACATAGTTGGCGATGTTTTAATCTTGGGTGCTTTTGGTGCGACTACCTTCTTAGCCACTACAGGCTTGGCATATATTTTCTCTAACTTATCTAGTGGTAATTCTGTTCCATCATTCCTTATCATTTTTCTTATTGCCGCGTGTCCTGAGCCTTCTTTTTTTGCTAATTTCTTAAAAAATTCGACTTTTTTTTCTGTGCCTAAAGTCTTTATTTGTAGTTTTTTATCTTGTTGTAATAACCAATCGCCATATTGTGTGCCTTGTGGGACTCTTCCAGTAGCACTAGGCCTGCTTACTACCTTTCCTACTGGCGGTTCTGTTAAACCCTCAAAGCCTTTACGCTTACTTAGCCCTGCGTAGTCAACAACTGGTACTGTCGTAGACCTACAGTTGAAATGCTGTGGTGGCACTACTCCCTTATTATATTCAAACTTTCTACCATCAAGCCTTTTACAGATATTGCTGGTCTTACTATCTAGCGTTGCAACATATTCATATCTTGGTGCTACTTTGCTATTCGCTGCATAAACAGATTGAGAAGCCTGATTTTGTACCTGATTGACAGAGGTTCTAACAATTGTTTTTATTTGATGGCTTGCTAATTTTATTGCCTGTCCACCAGCTGCAATTTTTTGTCTTGTAGTCGCTACCTTATCAAACTCTAAAGTGCCTGCCAATCTCTTAGCAATTACATTAACTGACTCTCCACTAAATACACCAGCTCTAATAGTTCTAGCTAATAAAGCTTGATTTTTTATTGCAATACCTCTAAAAGCTTTCTCTACTGTCTCACCATTAGGCAAAGTCATCATTGCACCCTGCCTAGCAGTTAGCTCAAATTTACCCGACCCAAACTTAATAAAATCATCTTCAGTAAATTGTTTGCTTGTAAAAATATTAACTTTCGTAGGGTCTGTTTTAACAAATGAAGTTGCATATCTTTGGTTAACTGCAACTGAATTAATTGGGATACCTCCCGACTTTACAGCTTTTTGTAATTCACCCTCTATAAACCCTGTCTGTATCTTTGCTAATCCTTCCATTTCTTTTATCATTTGCTTTGTTGCATCTTTATTCCATCTGTCCATGCTTGCTTTAGATTGTGCAAGTATTGCTCTTAGTCTTTTTCTTGTTTGTGGAGCTACTGCTATATTTACCCCTGCTTTCTTTTGCCTTTTGTCTAGTTCAACTAACTTCTGAGTAGTTGTATAGATAATTTGAATATAGTTTTCTACAAATTTATTAGCTACAGCGTTACTGTATCTATTTAGGTCAATAGTTTCCCTAAAAAATACCTCTGGAATACTCATTTATCATTCTTCCTCTGGTGCCTCCTCCTCTTCATCTTCAGGCTCTGGATCAGGCTCTTCAGGTGGTTCTGATTCTGTTAGCCCTCCGCTTTGTGTGCCTTCGATCTCTTCCTCTACGTCAAAGTCATCGCCTAAGACTTCCCCAGCAGATAACTGGTTCAATAGAGTTTCTTGTGTAATAGTTCCAGCAGTAAATAGAGTTAGTAGGCTGGTTATTTCCTGTGGCTGTAACCTTGCAGAAACAAAGTCTCTATTAACAAAAGAGCTTCCAGCATTAGGTTCATTTAAGTATTGGCTGTGAAATCTTAAGCAGTTATCTATTAAATCTTGCATCTGCTGTGCTATTACCATCATGGTCGAATCATTCTGTGATCTATCTATTTGCTTGGCCTCTGCTGATTCTCCCACTAACTTCTGTCCAAGTACAGCTGCTAGTGATAGTGTGTTTATTTGGTCTTTAATATCTGCTAATCTCTGAAACTGGCTATCATAACTGTCTCCTGATGGACTAATATATTCCATTCTTGACTCTGGTGGTAGAGATAGCGCCTCGCTGGGTCCAGTAGTTATCTCGTCAGCATTGGGATATCCAAAGACAGCAAGCAATGGTACAGAGCTAATATGCAAAATATTATCTAGGTCAGATTGTATTTGATAATGCTTAAGGTTTAGTTCTGCTATGTCATATAGCGGGCTGCGGCTTTCGTAGTAACCAACTCTATTAGAGTAAGCAACAGCAAAGGGAATCTTATCTTTTATACTCATTTCTCCTTCATCAAATAATTTATATTCGTTTTTCTTTTCGTCTTTCCTGTGAATTTCGTATCTACCTCTTTCTAGCACTCTAATTTGCTTAATTATCTTATCTCCATATTTTCCATCAGGTTCTACTACTTGCTCCATTAGTCTTAGCTGGGTCAACTGCCTTTCACCTTCTATAATCTCAGACCGCCAGCCTAATATATCCTTTGGTGTATAAGTAACCCAATATGGCCTAGTCTTATCCCCTTCTGTTGGAGCATCTACCAAAACACCAACATGACCAAAGCTAATAGCTTGTCTTGCCGTTTGGTAAAGCCACACATTAAGATCGTTACCCTCTAAATCTACATCGAATAATTGCTCTCTTACTAAGTCAGATACATCATCTAGTCTTACTGGCTTTCTTACCAGCATACCTGAAAGCATTTTCTCTATACGCTGCAAATATGGTACAACTGTTGATCTGCTTAGTCTTACGTCATAACTATCGTCAGTTTCTCTAGCTTCCTGTGGTAAATATTTTCTATGTTCGCTTCTGATCTTATAAGTACCCTCTTTCAAGTCTGTAATCAAATCCCAAAACTGAGCCATACGTTGATAGGCCGCGTTAGGGCTGGCAACTGTTGTGGCAGCTTGTGTTATTGGCTGATTGTAAATATTTAGTGAGCTATACACAGTTTTGCCTCAATAGTACCATGTTCTTAATATATTCTAATGCCT